AGCGTGAAAGTGCTATGAAGTTCTGGTAGTCTGTTGGTAATGTATTACTAATCATAAGTTGGTTACTCCGTTACTGTTCTAATGTTTTTGATACTGGCACCTTCTATATCATAGAAGTACTCGTTAATGCCATCCTCTAATTCCTCACCCACTCTACCATCGGCAGGGATAGGGTATTCGTCTTCGTCTACGTCAAGGGTAATGAACATCTTAACTCTTATCATTAGCCATTACCTCTTCAATCAACTTGTCCAGATACCACTGCGCTTTCTTTAAGTCCTCAAGTGGTTTGTCCTTGTAGTCAAAACGCCACAGGTATTTCATTATGTTACCCTGCAGGTAATATTTGAACCCGTCACCAGTTGCAGCAGAGATAGCGTGTATACATTCAATTCCTGTCTGGTTGTAATGTGGTGGACTGTTGACCATATCAACATTGCCATAGGCTTCTTTACCTGCCTGCTCTGCCTCTGCCATCTTTTTCATAAACGCATCATGTCTCATGCTGAACCCCCTGTCTTTGTGTTAAAGTGAAGATGTACTACATTGCCATCGTATGTCTTTTCGACACCGGCTTCTTCCTCTAGTTCTACATCAATATTCATCTCCGTGTCAATAACTTTTGTTACATATTCATGTACAATATTACGAAATTCTTCTATCTCTTCCATGACAGGTACGGAAGAACACATCATCTTAGCAAGATGCATCACCTGATAGTAGTCTTCATCGTCCATAGGATTATCTGGCATTGCCATAATAGATATGTCAACTTCACCTGACCACGTACCATCATCATTAGCGAATGGCCTAACACGTATAAGGAAGTCTTCTGTGTTTACTTCTTTGGATAGTTTCTCCATCATGTCCATACTTATCTCCTTTTCACTTTTGTGCCGCCAAACTTAATAAACTTTGGATGCTTGTTCTTACCCTTCTCCTTCAACCAATCTTCAGGAATGATCCTGTCGTAATATCGGAAGCCGTGCTTAATGCACCAGTCTGCATACGAAGACTTGGCACCCTTACTTAACTTAGATTTACTATTAGTAAACACAAAGCGTATATCCAGCTTGGGATGCTGCTTCTTAATGGCGATATGCTTGCGCCTATCTGCTGCCATGAACCTGCCCTTCGTCTCAATAATAATACCATTATTAAGAACAAAGTCAGGGGTATAGGTGCGGTAGGCTAGGTCTTCCCATTCAATCTTGATGTTCTCATAGTCATACTTGACCTTGTGTTCATCAAGATAAATGGATAGCTTGTGTTCTAGCCCACTGCGATACCCATGTTTTATAGCCATACGCCTTGCCTTATGCAGCAATTACATCTCCAATGTAGCTAACTGTAGGCGGGTTCTTAGCCTGTGACTTTACAGCAGGACGCTCAGTAAGAGTATCCCAACAATCAAAACGATAGCTGCAGAATTTACATCCGTCATTAAGGACTTTATTACCTGTGGGCTTGCCACGAAAAGTCTCAGGCACTGGTTCAAAACATCTTTCAAACTTGTTCTCCTCTACTGTCTTTACTGTTGTCTCAATCTTACTGATCTCTTTATCCAGATCAAGACCTGTAGCTGGTACATATTTAAATGCCCCATTAGCTTTGTTGACTACCCACCAACCACCAGCACGTTTGCCTGATGCTTTAGCGTAGCCCGCTAACTGTCCTACGTATCCAAACCCATCACCGCTGGCAAGGGTGTCAAAGGAATCAAACTTGTTTCTGTATGACCAGTCTGAAGCTGATTTAATATCATCGACTGCATCGTTAATGACAATATCATATGAGCCGTTAATGTGAGTATCACCAACGTCCAGAGTAACCTTTTCAGTATCTTCATACTTAACACCTGCTTCTTTGAGTAATCCTTTGAAGACAGCTTCAACGATGTCTCCAATCATCATGTTCATTATGAAGGTGGTAGGAAATGGAAGGGCAACTTCCGGCTTGTTCTTCTCGTACCAAAGCTGGCAAGTAGGTCTGCCAACATTAGACATACGGATACGGAAGTCACCCCTCTTGTTTCCCCCACCAAACTGACGCTGCAATGCATCGGATATATCTGTGGCTACTTGTTTAATTGTTTCCTCAGACATTGTGCTATCACCTTTGACAGCACTATCCATGTATTGATGTAACGCCAGTTCAGCAGGATGATTCATTATGCCACCTCTTCTTCAAATTCAACATCAACAACACCGTCAATGTCTACCTCGTCTAAGTCCATGTCATTATTACTTGACGCTTTCTCTGCATAAGCATTAATGATGTACTCATTGTAGTTAGTAACCCACCCCATGAAATCAGAGAAGTATGTCTGATCTTCTTGTGTAAGTTCTACTGTGTTCGTAACATCAAGCGATGTTAGTGGAACATAGAAGCTGTTACCATTGGGTAGCTTACGCTCTTCTGTATTCAGCTTTACTGTGTGCTGTACAGGTAGACGCTTCATCTTTGCAAGCTGTGTAAACACATTGCCTACAGTCTTGAACGCATCACGGTTCTCAACTTCCCAAATGAATGGGGTAGTCTCGACAGCAACCTTATTACCTTCAGCATCCTTGGCATTGACCAACTCAACTGTACCAAGTACTACACGTACTCGCTTGATTGATCTAATCAATTCCTTGGTAGCATCCGGCAGTGCTTTAAAGTCTTCAATCCAACCTGAAGGTTTGCCACAGTTAAAGCCACCGTCATTATCTTTCAAGTCCATGTTGAGTGTATCAGCCATGACTGTCTTGACGTAACGATTAGGCTTACCTGCACTACCCATCACAAACTTCTTGTACATGAAGCGTTGTAGGAATGGGCGAATGATGGCTGCTTCAGCGTAGTATGTAGGGCCATCAGGAATCTCCAGCTTGTATGTACCACCCTTAACCAAGATGGCTTCAGTGCCAAGGATTGGCGTGTGGTTGATACGCAGTCGAGCAAGGAACATACCCTGCTTCTTCTGTGCTGGTGCTTCATTAGCAATGCCCATAGCCTTTGCCATCTCAGCATAGTTGTTAGTGTCGATTGTTGTAAGTTCGTTCATGTTTATTAACTCCTTTTCAGTTAGTAAGATGCATAGTTATATCAGGTTACGTCCTTAACGTCAAGCCAATTCGGACCTATTTTTGCCTCTAATAATAGAGGAACATTGAAATCAACACCCCAACGTAGGGTGATGAGTTCAGGTAGTGCTTTATTAGTAGCGTCTATGACATTGATAACCTGCGCTTCTTCGTCAGGATGTACATCAATAACTATACTATCATGCACTGAGTTCACTATACACGATTGCATACCCTTTAGCAACTCATCAATGTGCAACAAAGCAATCGGAACAATATCCGCTGTAGCGAATGACTGCACAGGGTAATTCTTAATCTGTGTAAAGTGTGATACACGTCCAGTAGATTTACGTACCACATCCGGGAACGCAAACTCACGACCACTGGGCGTGGTAATCTTTTGTGTGGTTACAGCTTCTTTAGCCAGTCTGGTATGCCAAGCTGCGACCCCCTTGTATTTGCTGTTGAAGTGTTCGTAGTACGCTGCTTCTGCTTTGGTTCTACCGAATCCTGTTGCGCCGTAGAGTGGTGCAAACGTGTGAGCCTTCGCATCTTGGCGAGACGTAGGCTGACCAGCATCGGTAATAACTTTAGCGGTATATGCATGTACATCAAACCCAGTAGATACTTCTTCAATTGCTACCTCATCCTGTGATAAGTAAGCGGCAGCACGGAACTCAAGCTGTGCAAAGTCAGCTTCCATTACCTTGCCGCCATCGAATCGTGACACAAACACTTTCTTTACAGGGAACGTACCGCCACGTGGCATGTTCTGCATGTTAGGGTCAGCACCAGAGAAGCGACCAGTAGATGTGCGATGTTGTAGTAACCGCACATGCAACTTGCCATCCTGCTTTGTGTAGTTGCTGATACCCTCAACGAATGATGATAGGTATGTATCAACTGCACTAAGCCTACGTACCTTGTACAAGAAGTCAACGGCATCAGTCATGCCACGCTGCTTGGCAGCAGACTCTAGTATCTCAAGGTTCTGTTTGCTGGTACTGAAACCATTTGCACTAGCCCACTTAGCTGAAGGTGGTTTGAACTTTAGTCCAGCCACATCCATAGTATTACTAAGCAGATAACCATCCCCACTACAGGTCTGACATTTATTAGTGTTGGCAAATGGTGTTCCATCTTTCTTTACCTTTCGTATCTGTCCTGTGCCATTACAAGTCTGGCACTGTTGTGCTACCGTTTTGTACAGACGTTCTGTGCCGCCAGCAATCAAGCTGCGGAAGTCTGCGTCTGACATATAAGGGTCAATAGCATTACCCCAATATGGTTTGTCTGTCACCTTGCGGCTGTAGATAACCCAAGACAATTGCTCTGGACTGTTGAGGTTGATAGGTGTGTCACCCATAACCCTACGTACATGAGCCTGTAGGTCAGAGATTAGCTGTTGCTTCTCCTGCTCAAACTCTGTACGCACCTCGTCTAACTTAGATAAGTCAACAGCAAAGCCTGTTTGATATATCTTAGTCAGGCACTTGGCTACACGATTAGTCAGTCGTGCAGTAGATAGTAAGCCAGTATCGGCTACACTATTAAGCCGCTGCCATAGCCTGTCAGCAAGTTGCTGTGTAGCATGAAGGTCAGCAGATAGGTATTCACTCAACTCAGCATGTGGTATGTCACGAGTATTGTAACCACGCTTGAAGTAATCCTTGAGTGTGTCTTGCTTCTTAGTGTCTAGGTTGTACCGTTCAGCACAAGCCTCAAGAGATAGTGGTTCCTTCAGACCACGTTGTAGTACATACTCAACAAGCATAGTGTCAAACACTGCACCATCATACTTGAAGCCTGACTCCCATAGCCATAGCAAGTCATGCGCTACGTTATGGCAGATGAGTACAGTAGCTTGGTCAAGCCAGTCTTGTACAACTAGATGACCATCTGCATCTGCCTCAACCTCACTGTGGTCAAAGGTAACGATGCGTTCTTCGCCTCTGTCATTGAGCATACCAACCATAGTCAGTGAGTTGTCAGGCTCAAATGGGTCAAGGTGTAACTTACCGTCACGTTTGGTAGTCGTGTTCTCTACATCAAGTGTTAGTTTCATATCTGTTCATCCTTACTTTTCCTGTCAGGGTTAGAGGAATCTGGTAGAACATTTCACCAGAAGCTACATATTTATTACGTACCTCTACTGGTGTCAAGTCTTTAATGTCGTTTGACTTAAAGAGTAAAGCATTAGATAGTTCATTGTTCCACACAAAGAATAGTGTGGGCTTGTCAAAGAACTTCTTCTTGCGTTCAGGTAACTGAACACTATCGAATGGAAAGTTCTCACCCTTCCATACTGTCTTTACCTCACACTCCACATAGAACTTACCCTTGCTTCCTTCAGCAATCAAGTCCTGTCCATATGGGTCAGGGTTCTCCCATATCTCATACCCTCTTATCTGCATGTACTCCATTGTCCTCACACGTGCAGGCTTGTCGTGCTTGCCGTGCAAGGCTTCATTAAATTGTTTAGTTGTCATCCTTCATACCTCGCTGTCTGGTAGTTAAGGTCTACGTTTACCATACCGTGCCAGCCATTCAGCTTGTTCTTCACTATGTTGATATGACGCAATGGGCTGTCTTCCTCTTGGCCTTCCACACTAGGTGACTTGCCAATCAGTATCATAAGGTCAGCCTCTGCTGCCTTACCTGTTCGTGAACCCTGCATCATAGACTGGTTAAGCTGTGACCTGCCCTCTGCCTCTGCAGATAACTGTGACATATAGAACACGGCACAGTCATATGTCTTGGCAATCTGTCTAGCATAAATAGCACAAGCAGCAAGTGCTTGGTCTTCTCTAGCATAGCTACCTGCCACACCAAACTTATCACCCATGTCAAGTACGAGAACGTCAGGGTTGTGTGTCTTACATACTGACTCTACCCATGCCATGTCACGACCACCAGCATCCTTGATCCTGATGTTATGCATCACAGGTTCATACAATGATTTGGCTTTGCTCATGTTATCACGTACCTCACGTGCTGTCATACCGGCAGCAGCAGTAAGGTATCTGGCACCGACACGGTGAGTAGGCTCTTCGTTACACAGGATGATACACTTAGCACCTTGATGTGCAAACCCACCCGGCGCAGCGATCAAGCTGGCATGGAAGGATGTCTTGCCTGTGTTCGGTCTTGCACCTACTTCGATAAGCTGACCACCTGACACACCCTCAACCTTACGCATCACGCTAGGTATATTGAATTGCCAACGTGCTTCCAGTTCAGCTTTAGCCATGAGTGTTTCAATGCTGATGTCATCCCACTCAATATTGAGGTTAGGTATGAAGTCATCACCGTAAC